TGACATCTTCCTTGTCAAATCCTGCCACAGCAACTTCGATCTCAAAATGATCGTCATCGTGCTTTAGAATATTGAATGGTGGATAATTGGTTTGTGGTGAATTAGCGAATCTGCGTTCGGCATCGTTAAAGATGCGATCAAATCCGATAAGTGCTCTGTTTAGTTGAGCGAGACTGTTTGTATCAAAACGAGTTAATGCGTTCATAGTTTTTCTCCTTATATTAAGCAAGAACGTTTTGGAGCACCATGCTCCGATTTATAAGACCCAATCGGCGTCCTACAAATTTATTTATACCGGATATCCGATATTAAAACAGTTTTTTTGGCAATGCTTGTTTTGCCAATTCTTTGCGCCAACGATTCGCGGCCGCACTTTTTGCTCTCTTACGAGCAGTTGTTGGTTTTTCATAGAATTCACGACCACGCAATTCTTCCATTAGTCCTGAATCTTGTACTTTCTTTTTAAATCTTCTCATGGCCTTTTCAAAAGGCTCGCCTTCTCTTACATGTACTACATTGCCGAATGTTTTAGTTTTCATAGCGACCTTAACTTCTCATTTAAATTAGGAAAATCATAAAACCTGTTTGGGTTAATGATAGAATAATCAACTTTAGGATTAGTTATTCTATAGTATGTATTAGGCATACTGATAATGTATGATAAGAAATGACTTAAATCATCAGGTGCATTATCACAATCTAGTATAACTGCTTCTGCTCTTACTGCCACAGTCAATAGCCATTTGATGTCAACGTCTGAAGGTGTGTAAAGATACACATGGATATTGGCGTTAAATGTCTTTAAGTAATCGTCTAAAAAATCTTTTATATCACTGTTTGGAGTAACCAACAATATGCTTTGTGTACGATTAGGCAGTATATCCGGTGGAGTAATTAATGTTACTTTTTTTGGAATCATTTTGTTTTTTTGTCTTGTATTCTTTGCCATAAAGTTTCTGTGGTCTGTTCAGCATTTTGTACATAATTGTCATCTCGAGTTTTGATAACTTGCTGATCACCTTCTTTTACCATATATGTTTTTTTCTCTACTACATCCTCTTGTGGTTCTTCCCATGGTAGAGTATCAATTATTCCTAGGTCTCTTTTTGCACGTTCTTCTTTAATAGTAGAATCGGGATTTTCTAGTTTCCATTGACGCATACGAGCCTTAACTGAATCTACCTGATCAACGTCATATGACCTTGCATATTCATCGAGGTCGAAATCTGTTTCCTCGACTTTTTCTTCTTTGGCGGCTTCGTTAAGATCCAAATCTCGTGGACTAACTTCTTCTGTTTTTTCTGTTTTTTCTGTTTTAGGAAATGGCCAGTGAGGACTGTACTGTGCCCATTCTGGTTCCTCTTTTTCGATTTCTGACAACAGACGATTGCCTTCCTCTATGTCGGGTTCTGTGTCACTAGGCACTTTAACCTCAGGGTCTGCATCTTTGGTCTCAGCGGTCTCTTGAGGAGTAGCACTTGCCGTTAGTTCTTTTTCTCTACTCCACTTCCATGTCATTTGTGCGCCCAAAAGCATCAACACTGCCAACGGATCGAACACAAACACAATAATCATAATAACCCATGTCACTGCTTTTTCTAGTAGATTAGCATCTGGGTTGTCGCCGTAGATTAATGCGGCAATATATTTAATTGGTCCTACTTCTGCTTCAACCTTACGAACCTCGGCTGCAATAGGCGCTCTCTCTTCGCTAAGGGCGGCAATAGTTTTCTGTTCGGCCGCGATCTCGGATTGAAGGCGGACACGTTCCTTTTGTTGGGAACGTCTAACTGCAACAGCCTTGTCGGCACCTTTTTCATCACTGCTTCGACCCATAACTTGGTCCACAGCCTCATCCATTTGTCTAAGCGCCTTCCGGTTCGCATCTATATTGTCCTTTGCCGTTTTAATCTTTTCATCATAGATAGCAATCTTACCTTGGACATCACCGCTGACAATATTTTGATCCAAATGTGCTTTACTTAAGAAACCAAAGATACCCATGCTGGTAATGACCATAAGTACCACAACAGCCGCACTCATGTAAAGTTTCATGCTTATTGGAATTCTTTCCCAATAGGCCTTGAGCCAACTTGCGGCTACAAGTTTAGATATTTCCAGTGTTGTGCCCATTACTACAATGGGCCAGAAGGCCGCGGCAAACACTGCGGTTAAACCTATAACACTATAATAGATGGCTACAGCCGATAGTGTTAATCCAGAAATAGCAAGTAAGAAAGCAAATACCATAATTATTATTTATCGACTAAAACTCCAATAGCGACTATCCATGGTATGACATCCTTGTTCGTTAAATTCTCGTATTCGCTGTTTAATTCGAATTTCACTAAAGAATCTACGACATACACCGCCTTGAACAGGATATGTCATTACAATGCTGACTCTACCGGCACTGTCAGTCGACGGATTATACCATTCCGAAACTTCTCCGTTATCGGAATTCTGCAATGCATGAATAACTGTCATGATGTGTGTTTGTTTGTCTTCATAGGACAGTGATCCTTCCACTGCCTTGAACAGATTGAAGACTATAGCAAGCACACTGGTGTTGTTTTGATAATCCTGTCTTACACCATTAGTCGCACTCAATGGAATGTTGACATCTGCATGAGCCGTACTAGCGATGCTGACCAGGATTAAAAACTTCACTAACGCCTGAGAACTTTTGGCAAGCATAACCTCTCCTTTCAACCATTTCGCCCCTTAGAGGCATGACATAATAAAATTCCCTGCAATCTTTAGATATACCGCTACGAGCCTGGAACAACTGTTTTGTTGGATCGTCAGTGCATTCTAGTCTTGTCTCGCTGGAAACTTTCTCCCCATTTTTAACATCAATGGTTTGATTGGTATAACAATACTGTGGCTTTAGTCTAGCAGATTCAGGATAACTCGCGCACCCTGTTAACGCCAGAAGACATGCTAACAGTAGTGTAGGTCCAACTGCTATAGTAAAGGATCGCATCATCGTGCCTTAGATGTTTTGGCTTCAGCAATCAACTGTTCAAATACATCTTTCTTCATTTCAAGACGAACATAAGTGTAATGACGTCCGTTCATAGTGAAATGACCTTTTTCAGTTTTGACATGTTTGCGGATAGAAGTATTATCAACTTTATAAGAAATCATTGTACGAGTAGATTTCTTATCGTCTTTGATGTCAATAACTGTTTCGGAGTTGACCACACCGTCGATGCGTTTTGCAAAATTATTCATTGCAATAGCATCCATTTGCTCTTCAGCGGCTTGTGCAAATGCAGACTCACCAGCGCCGCAGGCATAGACCATATCTTCTTTCCACCAGAACCAGCCCTTGACACCCTCTTGGGCGCAACTCTGATACCAATCCGGCTGTGCGTATGTTTTACGATCCGGAATGTCTTTCATTGAACTACAGCCAGTAATGGCTACAGCCGCCAAACTAATTAAAATTGCCTTTTTCATAATGTGCCTTTCTGTGTGTTGATTAATAGTTTTCACTATGTACATAGTATAACACCACCCGAAGGTGGTGTCAACTGGTTTGGTAATCGATATTATTTGAAGAATATCAACGCCAAGAACACGGCTTGGATAATGAATCCAAAACCAATAGTGACAATGTTTAGCATGTCTTTTTGGACTGCGGCTTTAACAAACAACAATGCCAAACCGCCCCAAACCAACAATACCAAATCAACACCTGGAAGTCGGTCTGTCAATCCAGCCATCACTGCTAGTAAACTTGGAATGGTTGCAGAGTGTAAAATTATTACAGCAATCCAACCTAATGTTTCTGCTGAGATGTTTCGAAATTTTTCAGCAAAAAATGTTTTAACTGATTCCAAACTGTAATTGCTTTCTGTCATGATTATTGCCCTTTTGGTTTATAAAAAATATGATTACCGATTGATCCAATTTTATCTAAATTCCATCTTGGATTTACATAGTTTGCATGATAGTACAATGCATCTTTCATAACATCCAATCTAAAATTTTCTAGTAAAACTTTCTTAGCCACAGCATAACTTTCATCATATGCGGCTTTGTTTATGGGTCTAGCCTTAGTGGCACTTTCGCAATACCATGAGAACTGGCAAACGACTTTGTCCATAAATGACGTTTTTTGATAAATCACACCACAGACATCTTTTGGAAAACTGGGATGTTCTACTCTATTTAAGGTAACCTGTGCCACAGCAACTTTACCTTCGAACGATTCATGTCCGGCTTCTCTGTAGATATTCATTGCCAAACAATCTAATTGACGTTCACGAGTCTTAATGGTAACTACATCTGTATTGTAGTAGCCATTGTTTTTCTTAAGAATCTCAAATTTCTTTTCGGTGATGGTATTTACAACCAAGACCACTGATAACAGCGCCAAAATGTAGGTGCTGATTTTTATTAATTTTTCCATAAGTCCTCCTTTGACTTGGTGCCGTAAACTACTACGACATTACATAAAGGGAGTTAACTTCACGAGGCTCTGAAAGAACCCTACTTTCGTGTAGTTGTCTCCATTGGACGCACAATCTCATAACTTGTGTGCCTTTGGCGACCCTTGGCATCCCGAAAATACGGGTTTCTCATTGGCCAAGACCCGCGGGATCGTTTTTGCTTGTGACATACTTTGATCCAACTATCTTAGTTTCTTTGCGAAACGTACAGTATATATCTCATTATACAACAATCCCTATAAAAATGCAAGATTATCGACGCATTTTGGAAATATCTACTGCCTGCTCATCCGAAAATACCGGAACAGCATTGCTCTTATGCATGGTAGCGATACCTTTGACCTTTGTTCCTGTATACACTGGACTGGGTTTCAAAACGGCATTACCACCAGTATCCACGCTCTTAATATGTGCTGTGGTATTACGGCCTTCTGGAATCTTAAGGCTATAAGAACCGCTGAGACTTGGAGCACTTAAACCACGCTGTCGTTTCTTTTCTTCGGCTTCAATGCCCCAACGCTTTTGTAGTTCTTTCCAAGACTCTTCTTGTTCTCTAGACTTTTTGGCATGTTCTGCTGATGCAAATTTCTTTTTGCCTTTTCGTTTACCAGTGGTGCTGAGCCACGGGCCTTCTAGGTGCATACTCATTTGAACTCCAGATGTTTACTGTAACAGACTATAGTATATTACAGATAAGTTGATTTGTCAACTTAAAAATAGTTTTTGGTAAACTTCTTCCAAAAGGTCTTCAATGTCTAAATTGATATATTTTTGATTAAGTTCAAACTCTTCATCTTCAACCAATTCCCATCCATCGATGCCGAGTATCTCCATGGCTTCTCTTTTGGAAAGAGGTTCATCACGTTGGTGGCTTACCCAAATGACTGTCATTAGTGTACAAGCAAAAACTGCTTGATCATTGTAGACACCTCTTTCCTCGCACCATTCTAATGTTTTATGGAGGTAGTAATCAATGTCTTCTACTCTGTGCTCTAATTGGTCAATCCAGTGTTGGGTGTCTGATCTAGTCCAAGGAGTGGTCATACTCTAAAACTTTCTCCACAGCCACAACGGTCACGCTCATTGGGATTGTTAAATTCAAATCCTTCATTAAGACCTTGACGCACATAATCTATTTCCATGCCATTCATATAGACCAAGTCTTTGCCATTTACCCAAACTGTGGCACCATTGCTTTCATACTTAAACCAGTCTCGAGTTAACGGAGGAAAGTCGATGTATTCCAATACGTAGGCCATACCACTGCAACCAGTGGTTCTTACACCGACTTGGATTCCAATACCTTTACCGCGTTTTTCCAAACTGGCGGCAATTTTTTTAGCGGCTGTGTCGGTTACGGTAATCATCTACTGCGGCCTTGATAGCATCTTCTGCTAGAATGGAACAATGAATCTTTACGGGAGGTAATGCTAGTTCTGTGGCGATTTCGGAGTTTTTGATTGTTCCTGCTTCATCGAGAGTTTTTCCTTTGAGCCACTCTGTGACAAGGCTCGAACTCGCGATAGCCGATCCACAGCCATACGTTTTAAATTTCGCATCTGTAATAATACCTGTATCATTGTCTACCTTTATCTGTAGTTTCATAACGTCACCACAGGCAGGAGCACCCACCATACCAGTACCAACATCAGTGTCATTCTTATCGAATGATCCTACGTTGCGTGGGTTTTCGTAATGATCGATTACTTTATCTGAATAAGCCATAACTACTTCTTACGTCTGCGTTGAGCAGTTCTAACGGCTCTCATTGCTCTTGCTCGTTGTGTTTTTGGTTTTGCCATAATAATCTCCTTAAACAGAAAAACTACTGCCGCAACCACAAGTGGATTGCGCATTAGGATTCTTAATAGTAAAACTATTACCCATGGCATCTTCTGTGTAGTTAATTTCAGCACCAAGTAGATACTGATAACTCATCGAGTCTACTAAGACTTTAACGCCATTATTTTCTATTACAAAATCATCTTCGTTTTGTTCTTCGTCGAAGGTGAATCCATATTGGAATCCACTGCATCCACCACCTTGAACAAAGGTGCGCAGGCACAACTTGGGATTGTTTTCTTCTGCTAAAAGGTCTGCGATCTTTTTTACAGCCGATTCGGTTATTGTAATTGGTTCCATGCTAGTATTTACCAGTGGCGTATTGTATTAGCAATGATAAAGAAGCAGGTTACCACGTGAATGATTACCCAGAAGGTTTTAAAGAATAGGGCTATTCTTGCTTCACGCAATGTGAGGATAGGAACATCAGGACGATCTTCGTCTGTTTGTCCCATAAGGTGCCCTGTGGCACGAGCCCATATACGTTCAAGACTGTTCACCTGTAATCCTTTCGTAAACATCTTTCCAATTTTTTACCAGTTGGACATCGTTGCCTACAAAGTCCATGTTGTGGCCGTGTTCCATGAGTAAACTTTTGAGTCCTACTTTGGCTCCTGCTAGAGCGTTGGTAATTTTATCTTCTACCCAGTAGTAGCCCTTGCCACGATACTTTTCAAGAACTTCATCTTTGTCTGCACCTGTGTCCAAATAAATGAACTTTTCAAATGCTGTTGTACCAAACAACTTACGAAGATTCATTGTACGTAGTTCTTGTGCATTTTCGTCTTTACTTAGGCTAGTAATACAGTGGAAAACGTAACCGTGTTCTTCGTGTAGCCGTTTAATGTAGTACATGGCATCACGTAATGGGGGTAAGAAACCAATTGCGGCGCTTTCGTTGAAGATTTTAATAAGTTTTTTGCCCTGCTCAACGTCAATACCGTAGCGTTTGCCAATTGAGTAGACTAGTTGTCCACCATCTTGTTTTTGGAAGCCATGTTGTTGCATCCAGACGTCAAATGCATACTCCCAATCCAAAATAACACCGTCTGCGTCTGTAAGAATGATTTTTTTCATACCGTAATTGTAACATAAAGTTGGTGTATTGTCAATCGATAAATATTACTATGAGCATACCAATTTCAAGAGTCGGGGACATCGGGCAAGGTGACGAATGTGCAGATACACGTAATTCTCACAGAGATTACACAACTACATTTACCACCGGTGCCGGTACCGTATATATTAACAACCAAACCGTGACAACACTGACCACACTAGGGGAGCAAAGTTGTGGCGACGGACATACCAGTACAGCAACGACTGGATCTGCTACTGTATTCGCCGAAAATCTTGCAGTACACCGTGTTGGCGACATCGGCGAAGGACAAATAGGAGATGTCTATACTTCCATGACCGGAAGCCCGGACGTATTTGCAGGATAAAAAGATGCTATTCAAACTACCAGATCCACCAGCAGGACAAAGTTATGTGAATAAGGTCACAGCCAACGGCCCAACCACTGTTCTAGTACCAACAAGTTCTCTCAGCGAAGATGTATGTGCAGCCACTGGCAGAACTTGGGCAGAAGAAGCACGTTTATATAACATCAACAATGCACCCGATGGTAAAAAGATTGCCGAGCCAGGTGATCCGTTTTATCAAACCGCAGATTCCATGAAGAATAAGAATAAGCAGATAAGTGGCGCTGTCAGTGCAGGCAGTTTAAAATTCTTCAATATGCTTAGTGGTACTAAGCCAGACAGCCCTCCTAACTTGTCCGAAACCATGGAGAAGATTAAAAGCGGAGCCATTAATGCTGATATCACTGCTAACCTAGGTAAGATAGGTGAAGTATCTGGAAGTCTGCCAGGTGTAAGTAATGCACAATTAGAAGCAGCCAAAGCAGACATTGCCGCAAAAATGCAACAAGCACAAAAAGATTTACCTAAGTTGTTGGCCATGGCGCAGAGTAACGTAGACATCCTTACTAAAAAGAAAGTTGCAGAAACAGGAAAGCCTCCTACAGAAACGGAAATCAAAGCCGCACAAGGTGCATTAACAATTTTCCAAGACGGGCCTAAATTATTAGAATCAAAAGCCGCAGAAATCAGTAAGGCTGTAGCAGAATCAGGCAAAGATTTTGGTGCTAATCTCAGCAAAGGATTAAGTTCAGCAAAAGATTTTACCAAAGCAGGTATTGGTAAAGTAACTGAACTTGCTAAAACTGCTGGTGCAAAAATATCTGAGTTCGCTACAGGTGTCCCAAGTCAAACTATTCCAGATCCTGCTAATCCAACTGGTCCAGCAATACCCAATCCTGCATATGCAACATTTGCGGCTAACCCAGCCAATGCTGCCAAGTTAACTAAGTTATCAGAAATTACAACTAAAATGAATGATTCGGCTGCTGATATGATGTCAAAGTTTGGAGCCATTGAAGAAAAACAAGCCGCTGCCGTTTCAGGCGGCATGGCTGAATTAAAAGCATTTGCATTTGCCGCACAACTAAGTCAACCTGCAACAGGATTAAAAGCCACAGTACAAAATTTTACTTTAGATACAAAAGCATTTGATCCGACATCTATCAGTAAAACATTTTCACAAGCCAGTAAACTCGGACCTAGTATTGATACTTCATTATATTCTAAAACTAAAGATGAAGATCTTACCTATAAGGGTGACGACGGGCTTGTATGGGACAGGGTTAACGCTGAGAGACTAAGAAGAAGTATCCCTGGACTTGCGGCTATAGGAACGCCAAGACCACCAGAGCCACCTTTAGTACCAGCAGGGCCTACACCACCTAAAGATCCAGCGACTACAGTTAAAGTAGTCAAAGAACCTTCTGTTGCTGAGGATAAACCTAAGGTCACTGTTACTACTAATACCAACAAACGTGCAATTTTTGACAAAGACTTAGACGAGAAAATTACCAATCCTTTTGTCCAGGAATATTTTAAAGTATATTCTGTGTATGACGCCGCTTGGCAAGTTATAGATAAAGTCAATAAGGATACTTCGTTTCCGAACGTAGTTCAAGCCTGGTTTCTCGGTAATTCTATTTTCGACTACGAAGCACTTCGTAGTAAAAAATTAAAAATAGATAAAGAAAAACCCAATGCAGAAGATCGTACACCTGAAGAAAATTTAATTGTTAAACAACAGAAATTTTACAGGCAGTTATTTTTAGATTACTCGTCTAGAGTAAAAGAGGCATCATGGGTAGCAGGCCGCAGGAACGAAATAGCACAAAATTATAATATTTTGAGAGAGGCTTTTCAAGCCAGTAAAACTTTTGGCGAATTGCCAGCAGATGTGGAATCGGCGGTGATGAAGGACGGTGGACCTCTTCAGTGGGAAAAGTTTGTTACTGGTCCTCACTATCGTAATTTTGCCGACTTTGCCAAAGCAAACCCAGACAAAATCAATCCACCGACTGCTTAACTTACAATTTTAATACTGGAAGTGGATTCCAAGTATTGATCAGCCGCTGGCTTCATTGTAGGAGCAATTACTGTAATGGTACTCTTGTTCAAAGAGATTACCTTGTCTTGTTCCACAGTAAACAAGTACGGTACCATAGCAAGTCCGTTAGGCCCCGCTGTAAGCACCATGGTTTTAGATAGTTTTACAAACGTATCTGTTTCTGTATCTAGTCGTGCAACTAGTTCTTCGCCTGAAGTAAGTTTAATTGTAACTACTTCGCCTGACGTAACGCCTTTATCGATTAACATTTAAGTGGTCCTTTGATTTCTAATAGTGAAATTACACTATCACTAGTATAACTGCGTTGAATTAAAAAGTCAATAGTATCCAACATTTCTTTTTGATTAATTTTTTCAACAGGTCCTTCATCTTTGCTGTTCCAAAGATATGCAGGATTCAATAGTGTGTGTCTAACAGTAGTTGGGTTAATTAAAATTCTTTCATTCCAATCAAACAAATCTCGCTTACTGTGTCCAGTCTGATGAAATCTCCAACTCATACTGCCAATGGTTATAAAGTATGTACGTAGGTCTTCAGCATCGTGACTTCGGTACATGGCTGTCAACAGTTTATTTTGATTTGAATCTGGGAGGCAATTAACGACAACGTCATAGTTCATGCTCATTGCCACTGCTTCATTTAGTTTTTCAGGAATTGGAAATCCAGAACTGGTACTGATATTATCAGCATTATATTTTTCTACTATGGCCTTACCCAGACCCGATGATCCACCCACAACTAAGATTTTCATGAATTCCTAACTAGGCCATGTATCTCTCTTAGACCACCAGCATACTTTCCGTCTACAAATAATGCTGGCATTTCTGCTGTGGCATTAGGATCAGCGGCCATCAATTGGTCTATGGTAAATCCTGCGCCAATTCTTTTTTCTACAAATTCTTTTTTTGCAAGTTGTAGATGGCGAATTGCTTCTTTGCAGTACGCATCACCTTCTCTTGTCCATATTACAATTTCCATTATTTTGCCTCTGTTAATTTTGCTCGTAGTTCAGTAAACCCGCCTACTAGTTCTTCACCTAGGAAAATCTGTGGTACTGTACGTGCTGTTGGTACTGCTTCTAACAAATCTTCTTTAGTATAACCGTCGCCGATTTTCTTTTCTTCAAA